GTGCAGTCCATCCTCTCAACGTTGGAGCTCCTCGGATTCGATTCGAGTGGCTACAATCTCAAACCTTCCATAACGAACTATTTGGAAAAGGTGAGACAAAACGGAGGGGACTGGATGGGGTGGTTCAAATGGAAACTTGCAGCGTTCATAGCTGTGGGCAAGAAACAGAACCCACCCCCTGTACCGCGCGGCCTCGATGAGAAGCCGCACGTACTGCTGGGAGGACGAGCAAAGGAATGGCTCGAATTGGTGTGGAAGGAGGACAAGAAGAGATACTCAGAGATTCTTGCATCACTAGGAACCGTGAAGCGAGCAATGGGTAGACCCGGAGACCCCGAACAGAACGCCGCGCTAACGAAGACCTTCGCATTACTGACAACACCAAGGGTGTTTCAGAGTGCAGAGGACCTCATGTGGGCGGGTGCGAGTCCGGCGCCGCAGTGGGACAGGGAAGAATTGCTGGAGGAGGTCAGAAGGACGGCCAGAGAATGCTTTAAAGGAAGAAAATTCACCTTAAAGGATACTATGAGACCGTTCCTGCCATCAACCAACGCAAATTACCTATCCACACGCAGCAAAGGTGGGGCTGTGGGTCACATTATGAAGTCAGGACTGTTGGACGGCCTGAAATCTGATGTTCCTCTTGTCAACTGGAGGGAGGAGGGGAAAAGCTGGAGAAGTCGACGCGTGCATGTCGACGATTCCGCTCTCTTGGAAAAGTGGCGTCAGCTGTTCGAAAAGCTGATCGGAGCCGCGGAAACGGAAGAGAAGAAGGTGAAACTGGTCGCCCTCGCTGAGGCACTCAAGGTGCGTATCATCAGCAAGGGTCCTGTAGCCACCTACACGGTACTGAAGCCCCTCCAACAATGGATGTGGGGGACGCTGAGGAATCACTCATCGGGAGTATTTGACTTGATTGGAGAGGAAATCAGTGCTGAATACTTGATGAAACAGATCGGAGAGCTCCGCGAGGGGGAAAGCTATCTGTCTGGTGACTACTCGGCTGCAACGGACAACATCGATCCCGCCCTATCAGAGGCGGTCGTGGAGGAGATCAACAAATGCATCGAGGACAGACGTCTGGCGAAGCTCTTCAAGGAGAGTCTTACCGGTCATCTGATCGAGGACCCTGATGGGGGCCCCGCCAAGCCACAGAGGTGGGGCCAACTTATGGGCTCCATCGTGTCTTTTCCTGTGTTATGCATTGTGAATGCGGCTATCTGCAGAAGAACCAGAGAGCGCGACCTAGGTCGCAGTCTGGATCTGCAGAGAGCAGCTATCTCCGTCAACGGTGACGATTGTGTGTTCCGTGCTTCAGAGGCGGGCAAGGCGCATTGGGAGCGCCTGGCTCACGCCAGCGGCATGGTGCCGTCCGTGGGAAAGTACTTCTTCTCCCGTGAGTTCTTGAATATGAACTCCGCAGACTTCAGAGTCGGACCGGCCCCGTCGTTTCTCGAATGGATACCGAGGATCAACATGGGGCTGGCGGTAGGACTAGGTCGGTCTACCAGTGGAAAGATGGAGAAGACCAGTGTCGGAGGATGGGGAACCCTGAATAGCATAAGCAAAAATGCCTACACGCTCGTGAACGAGTGTGCAGAGCAGGATCGCATCAGACTATTCAAGTTCTACCTCAACCGAAACTGGGAAACTCTAAAATCCACCAGATTGCCCTGGTTCCTACCGGAGCACCTCGGGGGTATTGGTCTGCCCGTCTTCGAGAACTATGGAGTTCTACGAGAAGACGGCAGGACTGAATATCCCTGGATGCCCACCGATCTGGACTTGCGTCTCGCTGCAGCCCATGTGCAACAGGGCCGCCAAATTCCC